GTAGTTAAATTAAGATCACTTCCAGAACCAGAAATTCCCACATTCCCGTCCATAACAAATGTAGCAGAGCTATCTACCATACGGAACCAAGTAGCTGTTCCAGTAGCATTTGCAGAAGAATCCTGCGTAATAGAACTGAAGGTTAGTACACCAGCAGAAGCTGATCCAGCAGAAGGATCAGTACAGGTTAATTCAGCTAACAATGTTGTGGCTGTACCACCGGTAGCAGGTCTTGTACCATCATAGATACGAATAAGAGCAGCACCAGAACCAGCGTCCAGGGCAGTCTTAATCTGATCCAGCATAGCATTACGAAGAGTAGAAGCAAAAGCTAAAGCCATTACATAACCCCCTTACCATTATATTGAGCAAGTAAAGTAAGTGCTGTTTCAATAGCATTATCTTTACTCACTACTTGTTTCTCTTCAATTAATTCACTCGATTTACGATTATATACCCTAACCTTAAATTCTGTTTTAATTGGAACTATTTCATGATAGTATTCATCTTTTACTGCCACTGTATTTACTTGTGTAGTAATCAGTTGCTCTCTTAATCTCATTGCTGGAGTCTTCTGAGCAACAACAATGGGCTTTGGTTGTTCTTTCTTAAACCAATTAAACATATTAGACCACCATATAAATTAACTGAATACCAGTAGAAGTAGCCACAGAGAGAGTAATCTTTAAAGCTTCTCCGGCTACTGTTTCACACCAACCATGCTCACAGTAGGGAAGTACAAGACCCCCATTAGCAGCAAGTGGAAATATACCAGTAATATCAGTAGTGTTTGAATCTAGGTTAATACTATTAGCTAAAGTGGTAATTGCTACCATAGCTAATACTCTTATTTTTTTACCAGTAACAGCAGCAACTAGTGTAGCTCCAGTAGTGGCAGTAGTAACAGCAGCTCGTTGTACGGCTGTCTGTAAAGGGGGAATGTTTACAACATTCATTGCCATTTTATTTCTCCTTAGTTAGATAGACCTTTATTGCATCTATCGGCGGTTATTCAGCCATGAAGGCCTTCCGCGACAACATATAAAAAGAGGGAGATAAGCGATTAAACCTATCCCCCTCTTTTGGGTTTTACTTAGAAAGTGTCTGCTGGGTTACATACATAGTATTCTACTTTAATGACCCAAGGACCACCAGTGGTGGACGCTGTGCCAGACTCAGCATAAATACCATATACATTAATATCAGAAGTTACTGGAGTTGCTAAAGCACTTCCCACAGCTTTACCACCAGCAGGATTGTAACCAACCCCGGTAGCAGCAGTTTTCACATCATAAGAAGCCATATACTCATTGGCAGAGGCTGTAGAACCAATACCAATAGTAGCCGTAGTTGCAGCATCGGAAGCGGTGCCTCCGATGACATAAATACCTACAATACGAGCATTTTTAGGCAAACCAAATAATGTTTTTGCTGTAGTATCTGTACGTGCAATAGACCCCAACTTAGCCAGTAATTCACGGGCAGGAGGAGTTAAAGCATTAGCCATACATTACGCTCCAATAGAACCGTACATACAACGAGGATCAGTCCAACCAAACGAATACCGAGCAGTAGCTTTGAATCTGGCGTTTTCCGTATCGAAATCATTATCCATTTCAAAGGCATCTTCCCGTCTAGCAAAATACTTCAGACCGTCAGGAATATCAGTGATGATATACCAAGCATCGGAATCAGTCAGATAATGGTTAATAACCACTTCAGGAATAATACCTTCAGTCTTCAGTACGTTCGGATCATTCAAGTCAGTACCAGGACGACCATCGGAACCAAGAATTCTCTTAGCCTCAAACATCTGATCAGGACGAATAACCAGCTTCTTAGGTTGAACAGCGATCAACAGACCACGATCATCCTTGAAGGCAGCAATATCAATAGCAGCTTGTTCAAGAGCAGCTTCAGACAAGTCCGCAGCAGCAGAAGGCATATTAGACCAAGTACCACCAGTAATATTAGGATGGTCGGAAGCCAGTAATGTCTTACCATCTCCACCCGTATAACCAGCCGTAGTCGCTCTATTAAAGATATTAGCACCAACTAATTCCTTGGTGTAACGCATAGAACGAGCCAGCGCCTTAGCTTTACGCTCACCAACAATACTGTATTGGTCATCTTCATACGCCTCACGAGTAATCTGGAAACCCAGAGCATACACAACATGGTTGTACCGAGTCGTGAAGCCTTGTCTTTCAGTATCGTAAGAAATCGGACCACCTTCAGTTTTAACTGTTGCCAGTCCAAACGAAGTTAAACCAACATCCTCTTCATAAGCCTTTGTAGACTTCTTTTGTTCAAAACCTAATTTAGACCACTCTTCCGGGTAGTCTTTGTAAGCTCTTCCGTAAAACGCATTAACACCAGGCCACAGCAGTTTAGCAAAGGAGCTAGAAGTAATCACACCACTCATTTATTATTCTCCTCTATTAAACACCAGCAACACCAACAGAACCATAGGTATGAACGTTAATTCTAACCAACACTTTATTGTAGGCAGAGTTAATTTCATTATCTTGGCGCTTAACCACACCTACAATCTGCAATGGCAGAGTAGAGGTAGCAGCCGGGGCTGTAGTAGAATATACATACATAGGAGAAGCGCCGGTCAACAGAGGTGTCGTATGAGCAGAAGCTCCCACACCAACGTTAAGACCAACAGAGGCAGCAGCAACAGCAGCATCCGCTTCAGCTTCATAAATTAAATCAGGAGAATCAGCAACTAATACAAATTGCTTAGTAGAAGCAGGACGATATACAGGAGTATCCAAGGATACAGAACCAGTAGTCATCAAACCATCTAACGGATCAAACTTAGTATTGATTACACCAACCACAGCTCCCAAAATAGGACCACCTGTAATTTGAGCAGAAGCACCAACAACAGCTTCCACAGCAGGAACACCAGCAGTAGCGGCAGAATCAGATAATTTAACTAAATCTCCAACAAACACAGGAACTGCTTCACCAGCAGGAACCTCATAAATATTAGCTTGGCCGTTGTACGGAGCCCCGGTAATATGTTTTACTGGTTTAAAACCAGCGATGCGCGAAACATTCGCCATTTATTTTTTACCCTCATTTAAAAACACAAGAGGGAAGTTTGTAATTAATCTTTAGTAATTTTGAGTTTACCATAGAAATCATTAGATTTATTGTCTTTATACATAGCTTCTTCAAGCTTATCAATTTGCTCATTTTTAGCAGCTTGATCTTCTGCATGCCATTCTTCTTTAATTCGCATGACATAACCTTGAATACCACCACCGACAGAAACCTTAACAGGACTTCCTTCTTGTGTAGGATTTGCAATTCTTTTATCACCAACTGTTACGTTTTTATCCGTAACAATCTCATAACCACGTTCTTGTAACATAGATACGCGATCATCAATATCATTCACAATTCGATACACAAAACCAGGCTCTTGCCCACGAATCTTTAATTTATGGCGAGTTCCATTAATAGAAGCTCGCTTTGTTCTCTCTAATTTACTAATAGCCATAATTACTTATTCCTTACAAGTTTTAATTCTTTTAAGTACTCTTCCTTGGTCATAACACCAGAACGAATGAAGGTATTCATAACTTGTCTTTCTTCATCAGACAGGTCTAAACCTTCTTCACCTTTGGGTGTTGTTCTACCAGGACTACCACTTCCTTCTACTACAGAGGGTTTACCTTTATTTGGGTTTGTAAACTTTTCTGGATACATTTTTCTAATTCTAGATTCAACATAAGAAAGAACTTCTGAAGGAGATTTCTTAGTTCTATTTGCGTATGCAATACCAAGATCATCTGCAACTTCTTTCATGTCATCATCTTCTGTATACCAGGAATTTCTTTTTTGCCATTGAACGAAATCAGGATGAACTGCTTCGGCGGCTTCTTCAGATATGTTAGAAGCAACTACTTGAGCTTTTTGTGTTTCTTTTACTTCAGCAATCTTGTCATCAAATTCCATGATTGCATCAACATCACCAGCTTCATAAGCTGCCTTCTTCTTAGCTTTAAGATATTCTATTGCTCTAGCAAACTCAGCTTCCTTGACTTTAGTGTGATGCTCTTGAAGCATCCCCATAGCCTTTTTAGTATTCTTAAGTTCTTTACCAAGAGCTTCAATCTTTTCTATTAGTTCTCCCTTAGCAACAAATGTTTCCGCAGAAACCCATTTGCTGGGATCACCTTCATATTCTTCTTTAGGACGCCAACCTTGTTCTTTTGCTTTGTCCTCAATAGAGGGAGGATTAACAACTTCTGTTTCAATAACCGCTTGGCCTTCTTGATTCTCTGTATCCATGTTTCTTATTCCTTAATAAGTATTGCTACAATATCTTCATCGTTTAAAATGACTAATTCAGTACCTTCCATAACTTTACCAGAATACCTAGCATAAGCTACTTTATCTCCAACTTTTAAATCAGTAGGTTCTCCACCATAATGTTTAAACGCTGTTGGTCCTATAGAAACAACAGTACCAATTTCTTGTGCTTGTTGTTCTCTTTTTTCATTAACAGCTAGAATGATACCACCTTCTGTAACTTTCTCAATACTGTCTGGTTTTACTACTATTCGGTGAAGGATAGGAACAATCTTCATACGTTTTGTTCCTCATCCTCAACACGGAAATCTTGCATTTCTCTATAAGCATATACAAAACCTCTATAGAAATTATCTTGGGTTGGCTCTAGTCCAGCACTATTAACTAATAATTCCTTAGCGTCTTCTATACGCTCTTCACAAGCTTCGTAAAACATTTTTGTTATTGGATCACTTTTCCAAACTAACCAATCTTCTTTAGTCATTTAGTATCTTTACCTTTAGGAGTAGGCTTATTCTTAGCCTGTTCTTTCTGAATTTCCATTTGTTGCGTATGACTTTGTTGTGTTCTAATCATATTAGCAGCATGATCAGCACCAGCTATTTGCATATCTTGAGAAGCCTTAGAAGCAGCCATTTGTGCCTCTAAGGCATGTTCCATATACTTAAACTTAAGTTCCATCTCATTGAGTTGTTGTTCGAGTTTTAGTTTTTGCTCTCCTTCCGCCATAGTAATCTGCATTTTAATTTGATCAAGTTGCATCTTAGACTGAGCTTTTTGTTGCTCAATCTGAGCCTTCATCTTCATCTCTTCTATTTTAGGATCAGGTTGAGGTTGTGGCTCTTGTAAGAACTTCTCTAGTGCAGGTATCTCATGTGCAGCTAACAGATACTTAGTTACTTCCATTACATTCAATGTGCCTAAGCCCATAGCTTGTAACAATACTTGTGCTTTTTGTTGCTTTTCTTGGTTAGATACAGCAGCAGGATCGGCTCCTGGAACCACATCATTCTCATCACCAAGGTAATCGCTTTGTTGAATCTCAACATCAAGAGCAGCAATGTACTCTTTTGGATCAAGATACTGGCGATTAAGTTTATATAATTTTCTAAATTCTTTTGTTAATGATCTATAGATACGCTTATATACAGCAGTAAATACTTTCATTCCCTGTTCAATACTAGCCATTGTTGTTGTGGCTGGGGTATTCTGTCCTGGCATTTTACCGACAAAAATCTCAGCTACAGAAGCAAGGTCTCTACCAGACTGCACTAAATATTGTAGAAGGTTCATAAGAACCTCACTAGGAGGATTAACAGGTAAAGGAAGAATTTGTTTCTTCAGATCATCACCTGTAGCATTTACAGTTTTCCACTCTCCCGGCTGGAACTTTGATTCTCCCATCTTAATGCGAAGTCCTTTTCCAAGGAAACCCGCTTGTAGATTAGATAGTGTTCCAGCATCAATAAGCTGATTAATAATAGTATCAACAGAAGCATTAATAGTGCCGAGTAAACGACCAAAACCAATATCATAGAAACCACCATCCGGATTAGGGATAAAAGAATATTTTGTATAAAATTCTAATGGTTCAATAGATATTACTTGGTCTTTATCGTTTTGCTTTACGTCAGCAGCAGTAAAGCGAGCAACAATACGCAACACACTACGGCTTGTGTACTCAACTGTGACAATATAGGGCTCACTATAACCATCCTTGTCCAAATCCAGGTATGTATGTTGTTCCAGTATAAGGTAAGGTGTTGTCTCGTCATCTTTAGATACTCTCTGTGTAACGTCTTTAATTTTATCCTCTGGGAATGCATGAGATGTGGCTGTAGCCAAATCCACGTCATCTCTATAAATACCCAAGAGTTGCTTCTCTTTAATTTTCCTAGGAGAAAGCTCAAACCATTCTGTTTTTCGTTCTGCATCTTCTAATGACTTAGCCCAATAATTAACAACTAAATTCTTAGGGAATACTAAACAAGAATGATTCTTCTGTTTTGCGGAATTCCAATAAGTCTTTTTAAATATAGTACCAACAATAGGGAGAGATAAGAGGAGTTTATCCATATCCTCTTCCCAATCATCCATTTCATTCATAACTTGGTAAGACATATGCTTTCCAAGTCTCTCTGCTCTATCTGTTTTTTCACCTTGCGGATCATAACCAACTATAGCAACTTTAACAATCTTTCCATCAGATGGAACAAGACTTGGATATGCTCTAGCAGCAAACTGCATAGCAGCAGTGGCAAGCAAAGGATATTTAACATTAGATGCTTTAGGCCAAGGGTATGTCTTTTCTTTACTTATCTGTAAAGCAAGCTCTGTCCATTTCTGAATGTCCTTTTCCCAAGGTTCTCTAGATTGGAGATCGGATTCATACCCCTCAACAACATCTCTACCTATCTTTTCTAACTCGTCTTTATCGAGTTTAGAGGCAATGTTGTCTAACTCTAGTAATTTTTGTATTTTCATTAATACCCAGTGTCCTCGTTTCGTCCATCATCAAGAGAATCAGATTCCTCTACTTCTCTTCTATATTGTTCTTCAGCTAATTCTTCTTCTGTGGGTGCTTCTACAAATTTATCTAGGAGTAATCCAAGATAAGCAAGAGAATCCACCTGGTCATCATGTTTTCCACGAGGAAAAACAAGGCATTCATCTTCTAAAGTAGTGTACCAGTCAGCACTTTTATCAAATTTAACTCCACCAGCCCTCATTCTTGCACGAATACTCTGAGCACGAGTTAATTTGTCTTGTCTGGCAGGTTTCATAAGCTCGATTGTTGGAAAAACATTCTGCTCTATCATGGCTCTTCTTAAATAAGGGCCAAGAGCCTTAGAAACTTGCATCTCCTCAATGCCAAAAGCAAGAGGTTGGTATACTTTTTGTAGTCCAAGAAGGGTTGTAATGATTTCTTCACCATCCATACGACCACGAATAATATTTCTTATATGTAGAACACCATTTTCATCCATTCCACCAACAATAAAGACTGTATAGTCTGCTCTTTCTCGTTCAGAAATAGCAAAGTCACCCGCTATATAATAGTTTAATGATTTTTTCTTATCTTCAATTTGTTCTGGGATGAAATCACCACGTCTAAAGAAGGCTGTGGTTGGATCAACAGGGATGTTTAGGTATTCTTGAGAGTATTGTTCTGGTAAACCCCGAGAATAATAATCTTCTTTTGTTTCTTTTAGTGTCTCTTTAGACCATCTATCCGACCACAGTATCTGAGAAAAGTCCTCATTATGTGCTCGGTATTTAACTGATCTCCAGAGACCTGCGTATTTAGTTTGATAAGTTTTAAGTTCATCAATAACTGTGTATGGTCCGCTATCCTTAGGCATTAGATTCTCAAGCATGGAGTCTTGATGTAGAATCGTACCTACGTACCTGATTATCCCATGCTCAGAAAGAGCAGGCATAAGAGCACCATAGAACCATCTCTTAAACTTATCACGTCTATCTTTGTTCATAACCTGTTCATCTGATTCCATATCATCTAGAACCATTAGATCAGGTCTTTGTCCATTCCAAAGAAGACCCCGTAATTTCTGTTCTGAGCCTTTCGCAATAATACGAAATTTATGTCCATCTTCAGTAGAAACAATTATATCTGTTTCTGTTTCTTTATCAAATTCTACTATTCCTTTTTCATTTCTTTTTATATGGAATAGGTTTATTATACTTTCATTTTCCTGGAGAGCTACTTTAATTTGTCCGAGGAACATAGATGCCTGATATTCACTATCAGACACTAGAACAACAAACTTGCGTTGTCTAAACAAAACAGCAGCTAGGGTATAGGAAAGAGTAATAGCAGTAGATTTAGCATGACCTCGGGGAGCAGCCATAGCTATATATTTATATTTACTACAACAGAGTTCCCACATCTCATCATGGAATGCAGGAATAGGTTTACTACCGTCAAAACCCTGTACAAGACAAGAGCCTACAAGGCCATGTATTAAATCTTTTGTAAGCTCAATTGTCATTTTTATTTCCGTTTCTTTTCTCTCTTCGAGGTCTCAGACTTCATACTACCGTCTTTATTCCTAGAGAAGCTTTGATTCTCTTTGGCGTTCTGAGCAAACAAATTAGCAAGAGTGGTCTTACCACCCTTAGAGATTGCTTTCTTATGTCCTGCATCACGTGGGTCTCCAACCTTCAAGCCTAACTCCTTACGAGCTTTATTTCTATCTGCTCTATCTTTTACCCGATTGGGTTTCTTTTTCTTTTCCCAAGATAATTCTTTTTTATAATCTCGTTTTCCGTTAGTCATGAACGGCATGATTATTTCCTTTTGGGAGGAGACTTATTCTTTTTCGTTTTGCAGGCCATAGTAAGTTTCACTTTCCTTTTTCTGTGTATCCTTCTTCAACACCAAGTTCTTCTAAATGTTCTTTATATTCCCCCTCAATTATCTGAGAAGGTTTCTCATCCTGTTTCTTTCCAGTGGAAAATTCAGCGAAAGCTCTTGCAAGCTGTACTAAGTGATCCGCAGTTATTTGTTGTTTAGTATCAGTATTATCTCGAACAGTCTTCTTTATCAATTGCTTTTTATCAATCATGTCATTGAGAATCTTTCCGGTGTCTCGTAGTTTAGCTGGTATTCGTTTTACCTTACCAGTACGAGGATCATACATATACTCACCATTTTCAAGTCTATCCATTACTTGATCTAATGCTTTGTCCATGACCTTTGTTAATTTCTGGTCAAGTTCAAGATTATTTTCTTGCTGCATCTCCGCAGCTTGTGTAGCCCACCAGTCTGATCTTTTCCAGACTCGTAATGTTTCTACTGGTACACCTGTCATTGCTGACGTTAATGATAATTTACCTGTAGTAAGATAAGTAGTAAGACACTCTATCTTCTTTTTCTCACTCCAGTGTCCTGGTTGTCCTTGCTTTGTCTTACGATTTTTGACATAGACATAATATCCCGTAGAACTACCCTACCTTTCTAATTTGTAAAGAATGCGCATTATACTCTTTTGTTTTAAGAATGTCAAGTAATATTTACGTATTTGCAAAAAAGATACACTATTTTTGTAAAATAGAAAATAATACTTGCTTTTTCCTGAAAAAAAGTGTATAATTACATTATGTTCAGGGCGAGGGTAAATGTTAGGGAACTCAGGTAAAGTATATAGTTATATATATATATATAGTAATAGTATTATAATAATAATAATATAAATATCTATATATGTATGAACTACGTTATGCGAGGGGTCAGGTAAGCTTCGCTTTTATAATTATAGACCCCGAGCCAAATGTCAAGCTAATATTGTGTTCGAGATCAGAGTATCTTATACCCCTACCAGTCAAGCTTTGCTTGCCCTACCCTCTTTTTCAAAAAGTATAAAAATCGTGTTATTGATGGTCTCACAATATAACTCAATCAAAATGTTTCCCCCCTACCCCCTCTAAGTATAAAGATTAAACTCTCTATATATTTATATGTATACACAAGGGGGTAATTGTTGCAATATGTAACACATATGTTACTGGTTGGTAACCTTGGCATTACAAAATCAAAGAGCTACCTTGTCTTCACATATCACTCTCCTATGGATTTAATAACGCTTATCCATACCTACCCATACACCCTTCAATTCTAATTGATCCTATGACTCCTCAGGTACCTTCCTGAGCCTATTGCTAATCCATACTCTATCTTCATCCCATAACTAATCCTTGGTCGGTCAT